CTTTTTGTGTTAAGTATCTACTCATTGTTTTCTCCTATTCTATATTCAATATTAGCAAACTGTTCTTTTGTTACTATTGATTTAATATTTTGTTCACTGCAAATTGCTGTTGCTGTATCAAAATCAAACTCTTCATAGACATACCCATTACTAATACTATCTACTTTCTTTCCATTTACATAGTCGCCTACTTCTATAAGGTCAATTATATTTGAGCTACTTTTTATTATTTTTTCGAGATGACAGCTATTACTGTTAATCCAATGTTTATAAAGATATTTAGAGTCTGTTGTACTAAATAACAAGTCAAATTCAATATCTTCAATTTTTGCTATTGTTCCTTTTTCAGTTCTTATGTATTCTCCTTCTTTAACCATTTTTAGTTCCTTTCTATCTATCCCATAGATATATGATTTTCATTCTCCGCTTCCATTTGTTCTAGTTTTAAATTCTCAATTATACTTGTTATTTCTTCCTTTGCTTTTCTATGTCTTAAATTATTATTATCTAATCTTGATTTGGCAAAGTTTAAATAAAATATTATTAGTTTTACATCTTTCATTTCTTTACCTCTCTAAATTTATAAATTCACTTATATTTTTTAAAAATTTTAATTTAATACTTCCAGTATTTCCTGTTCTTTGCTTTTGTAAATCAACTGTGATAAGTTCATTCTCTGTATTTTCTTGGTATAAAAATATAACATTATCTGCATCTTGTTCTATTGCTCCGCTCTCTCTTATATCTGCAAGTGTTGGTTTGTCCTTACTTGCATTTCTATTTAACTGACAAAGTGCAATGATAGGAATATCTAACTCTAAACTCATTAGTTTTAAAGTCCTGGACATATCAGCAACCTCTTGCTCTCTGCTTTTAAATCCTCCTGCATTTCTCACTAGCTGCAGATAGTCAATTATAAGTAAATCTAATTCATTTTTATTCTTTAATTTTCTTGCTTCAATTTCAATCTGTTGTATTGTATTTATTCTCGTTAATAAATTAAATTTTAATTCTGATAAATTAGAGCATTCTTCATTTATTTTTTGAATTTCTTCGTCATTTAAATTTCCATTTCTAATCTTTCTAGAATTTATTCTTGTTTTAGTGCTTAACATTTTCTGTATCATTTGAGTTTCTGACATTTCAAGACTTACATAAGCAACATTCTTTCCCTTTCCTGCAATATTCTCTGCAAGTTGTAAAGCAAAAGTTGTTTTTCCAACTCCTGGTCTTGCTCCTATTACTGTCAATTCTCCATTGTGAAGTCCGTCTGTCATTCCGTCTAAATCAAAATATCCTGTATATAAGCTATAATCTTCTTTCTTGTTCCTATTTTTCTCAATTAATTGAGCTGTAGTTATTACTTGACTAACAAAGTTCTCTTCTTTTGCTGTTTGAAGTTCTATCTTTTTCATGTTATTTATCATGTTTTCTATGTATAGATCCATTTCTTCTGTTTCTTTGATTTCTTGTTGCATCTTTTGACTTAGAAGAAATAATTGTCTCTTTTTTGTATATTCCTTCAAAGTTTTATAAACATTTTCTGCAGAAACATAGTAAAATACATAATTATCTAAATTGCCAAGATACTCAATGATTCCGTTTCCTTCTTGCATTTTTTCTTTTATTGTTAAAATTGTTATTTGTTCTCTTTTAGCTTTTAATTCTAGTATTGCTCTCATGATTTTCTTATGCTTTTCATTTGCAAAATCCGCTTCTGTAAGGTCTAATTCCTCGTTGTTAAAAATCAAGTAATACAATGCTGCTTTTTCTACTTCCTCATCATACATATCTCTTTCCACCTCCGTTTTTGAAGTATTCTTCTTCAGTTAAGGTGTTTTCTTTGTATTCTATTTTCGGCTTTTGTGGTTGTTCAACCTCTTGTCCTTCATCCTCCCAACGTCTTTGGTTTAACCATGTACTAGGATAAGGAATATATTGACCATTATCTTTCAACCAATCCTTACTTCCCCTAAATTGTTCCAAACTATTCATCATAGAACTAAACAATTCACTACTTGGCTTATTCTTTTTAAACCACTTTTTAACTTCTTGTTTTTTTACTTTTTTGGGATATTTGCTATAAAAATCTTCAAATTGACCTTCCCACACATCCGCTTCTTTGGCCTTAGCTTTTTTTATATCTTTTTCTGATTCTAGTTCTAGTTCTTTCTCTAGTTCTAGTTCTATCTCTATATCTGGTGGACAAATGTCCGCCACTTGTCCGCTTGCCTAATAATCTCTGTTGTTGTTTCTTAAAAGCTCCTACACTTCTTGCTCCAATTAATCGTTCTATTTGATTAATATAAATTTCTCCATTGTCTAGAATTTTAACTAATCCAATTTGCTGCAATAATTTCATTGCTACTGTTACTGTGTCAAAATCCATTTTTGTTAGCTCTGCTAATTTTTCATTACTGTAAGGAATAAGTAATTCTCCAACATTCCTTACTAAAATTCCATTTGTTCTCACAGCTTTTAAACATAACTTAAGATAGAAATATGCATAATCTCTTCCATTTGGCTTTTGCTCTTCTAGCCATTGAATAGCATCATCGTCAAAAAAATCTTCTTTAAGCTGCAACCAATAAAATTTTGTATCTTTATTATATTTTGACATTTGTTATCCTACCTTCTTTAAAACTATTGATTTTTATAAATTTATTTGCTATAATATATTTACTAATTCTTTTGAGTTAACGAATGTTTTTTTACTTTCGTTAGCTCTATTATTTTTGCACTGCTATTTTCTTCTTTTATATCATCTATTAAAAGTTCATATCTTGTATCTGTGCATAATTCAGATATTTTTCTTTTCTTTAAACTTGGATCTCCATAAGAGTTACCTTCATTTATATTTCTAATATGTAATAGAATCTCTGCTATACTATGTTTAATGTCATAAATTTCTTGGTCCTTTCTCTTTATTACTTCTTCTAGTTCTTTAATAGTAACTGCTTTTTCAGTATGTTTTCCTATCATTTCTTCTACTCCTCTCTTTTTCTTATTTTTTGTTGTTTCTCTATACGAGTTAGGTTTTCTCTAAGCCACATATTTCTATCTTTTAGTTCGTCTATTTGTTGTTTTTGTTCTTCTACAATACCTAACTGAAGTTTCTGATTTATTATTGCAACATCTTTCATTGTTTTTTCTTCTTCTACAGCAAATATTGCTAAAAGTAAAGCTAATATTGAACAAACTATTGAAACTACTATCATCTTATTTTCCTCCTTCCTTATTTTTCTTTTCTTTATGTTGTTTCTCTATAAGCTTTTCCGCTTCTCCACAGGTTAGAATTATTAAGTACATTGCAAAGCACAGTAAAATAAATACTATAATCCAACAAAGCATCTCTCAATTCTCCTTCCTATGTTTTTAAATATATTTCTAATAATCTCATAGAGATTAATTCCGATGACTCTATAAAATATAGCTTGTACTAAAATTAAGACTATAAATATTGCTATTATCTCTCCTATTGTTACTAAGCTGCATAAATATAAATCTAATAATTTATTCATTTGTTTTTCACTCCTTCATTTTGTGTATTTTTACATAATTGATATGCTATTTGACTGAATCTTTTCCAAATTTCATCTTGTTTTTCTTTTGAATTAACAATTGCATCGTCGCAAATATGTATTATGCAATTCCCAGATTTTAAAGTAGCTATTTCCATATTGTCCTCCTTTTTGTTTAGGTTGCCTAAACACTTTCTGTAAAAAAATATTCTTTTATTTTTTCTCCAGGTATTTCTAAAAGTCTTACTATTTCTGATATTTCATCTTGTACAAATAAAGATTGATTATTCAATTTTAAGCTTAATGTTGACTTATCTTTATTTATATGTTTCGCTATATCTTCTTGAGTAAATCCCTTTTCTTTCATTCTACCCTTTAATTTACTCTAATCGTATATCATTTTTTTCCTCCTTTTTGTTTAGTTTTTCTAAACTGCCTATATACTATAATAAAAAAAATA